CAACGGCAAGGAGTACGAGCGGGTGTATGACCTTGGCACAGCATGCCCGACCTACATCACGCTTGAGTAACGCAGTAGCTAGACCGTGGAAAAGCCAAGCAAGACCGAGACGCAGTTCATGGTCTCAGAGTTGGTCGCCTGTCAGGTGATGCTGCTAGCGATCATCAACTCCACACCAGACAAGCGCGCCCTGCTATCGCAGTACCAGGCCGTGTGTGCTACCGCGACTGCGGCGATGACAACGTCTCGGATGTATGGGACGGAGATGCTGAAGGACATTCAGCAGGCGATGACCCGCTACGAGGCTCAGATTCGCACACAGCTTGATCAGGAATCCGGTTGAAGTAGTCCACCCAGTCGGGCGATAGAAAGCCAGGCTCCACAGTCGTTCTCCTTGTCGCCACAAGCCCGCCCCGTGCGGGCTTTTTCGTTGGTGCGCAAATTCTCGCACAACACCTGTTGACTGTCGCAAAACAGTTGTTGTACAGTTCTCCCCAAGCCCTCCACCCCGGAGGCGCAACGGGAGAGAGCGATGAGCAACAGCACCGAGAGCAAGCACACGCCGGGGCCGTGGCGCCACTGGGATGTGACCGTCACCCCGAAGCTCACCACCTACGCCGGCACCCAAACTTTCGGCGAAACCACCGAGCAGGTCTACGCACGCTCAAGGGAAGAGGCCATCAAGAAGATGCGCAGAGCGCGCCGCGACGCTGATGGCATGTACGCCGTGCCTGCCAGCTATCGCGCAGTCATCGCCAAGGCTGGGGGCGCGGAATGAGCCAGCCCCTCGACATCAACAGCGTCTGCGCCTGGCTGCGGCAGCACGAGCTGGAGTTCCACCACGCGAAGGACGTGATCAACGCGCTGAGCAGCGGCGTGAAGTCGCGGCTGGAGCAGCGCGGCGACACGGCCGACGAGATCCTCGACAAGACCGAGGCGCTGGATGCCGCGGCGGAGTCGATGGACTTCTGGCAGATGACGGAGCAGCCGTACGCGAACAGCGCCGCTGAATCGCACCGGCAGTCGGTGGACTTTGCGCGGCAGGTGGTGCGGTGATGGGCTACGAAATCACGTTCTCTATCACCGCGCTGTGCTCGTGCTGCGGCAAGGAACTGCCGTCCGACTCGTACCTGACAGAGAGCAAGCCAACAGGCCACCCACTGACGCGAGACAACCCTTACGAGCGCAAGGACCGCCGCGTGTTCATCACGCCTTGCATGGATTGCTTCGAGCCCAAGCGGACAACCGGAGAGCAGCCATGACCCCCAACCTGCGCGAACTCGGCCGGTTCTTCGTGTGCTTGGCGATCGGCATTCCGCTTGGCCTTGCGGCCTTCCGGCTGCTGTTCGACATGGGGTTGATCAAGTGAACCCCGGCGATTCGTTCGAGCGCCACAAGCCGGTGCTTGTCTTCCTGGCCTACGTCGCGCTGGCGGTGGTCAGTTACCTCAACCAATCAGGAGCATGAGCATGGAACAGCAACAGTGGTCCGAGTGGATCGAGTGGAAGGGCGGCGAGTGCCCGATTCCGCATGCGAGGGCCGGTGAGTGGCAGGTCAGGAGCGTCGATTCGGACGTGAGTCAGTGCCACGTTGGCTATTGCGTCAAAGTGCACCCGGCCAGCGACGGCATGCTTTCTGGCTGCTGGCAGCACGATGAAGGTTATTGGCCAATCGTCGCCTACCGCGTCCGCCTCACCGCTCAGCAGCCCACCGAGCCGGCCACCACCGAATCCGACGCCGGCATGGTCAAGTACGTGCCGCAGATGGGGCCCGAGTTCGAGTTGCAGTTCGAGGCCGAGGAAGCGCCGGGGCTGCTGGTGGTGGCTCCGATGGAGCGGCTGGGCGCGACGCGGTGGGGTGCGGAATGAGCGCGCACGGCGGCGGCTCTGCGTTCCCGCAGGTGGAATCGCAACAGGTCGGAAGCCAGGGCGAATACCACACCGATGTCTACAGCACCGGAGGCATGTCACTGCGCGACTACTTCGCGGCGAAGGCGATGCAGGGATACGTGATTGGCGTGATGGCCGGCGGCCTTATCGATGCACACATGAAGGCCGCAAAAGCCGTCTGCCAGACGAGCGACGAATACACCGCGGCAAAGGCTTATGACTTAGCCGACGCCATGCTGGAAGCGAGGAAGTCATGAGCACGCTGCCATTCTCCCGCGAGTGCCTGCTGACCGCGATCACCGGCCGGACGACTCCCGAGCAAGCAGCCCTGCACGCCGCGCAAGACGATGTCGGCGAGTGGGCCACGCAGCACGCCGCGAACCTGCGCGCCGGTGTTGCAGACGCCCGGGTGTACGACCTGGCCGAGCGTGAGCGCAAGCAGCGGCTGCTGGAGTCTGCGCAGCACCTGCTGCACGCCAAGGAGGGCTTTGCCCGCGTGGACCCCGCTCGCTGCCAGTGGTGCCCTGGGACTTCCGAATGTGGGTACCCGCGCTGCCTGGAAATGGCCTGCACCGCTGGCGACGACAACCTGCCGCCAGTGCGCCCGGCGAAGTGGCTCGGCGTGGCGGTGATTCTCGTGCTGGCCTGCATCGGAGCCGGTGCGCTGACGAGCTACTTCGGGGGGTGACATGAGCGCTACCCCCATTGTCGACCACCTGGGCGCCTACATGCGCGGCAAGAGCGTGGAGCGCAGTTTCTGGCTGCCTCTCGCCGACGCCCTCGAAACGCTGTTTCGCAACGCCCCCGCCGACGCTGACGGATCGGTGGTGCTGACGATGGAACAGCGACTGCAACTGAGCATTGCGCTTGAGCGCGCAAAGCGACGCTAACTGATTTCAACCACGCGCCAAACGGCGCCAACACGAGAGACCAACGAACCATGGCATTCGACCTCACCAGCATCAAGCGCGGCCAGGACATCCGCCCGCCGCGAATCTTCATCTACGGCGTGGAGGGTATCGGCAAGTCGACTTTCGCAGCCGGAGCCCCGGCGCCCATCTTCCTGCAGTCCGAAGACGGGCAGGGCTCGCTCGACATCGCCCGCTTCCCCATGGTCGAGTCGATCGACAACGTGCGCGAGGCCATCGGCTCGCTGTACCAGGAGCAGCACGAATTCGGCACCCTGGTGCTGGACAGCGCCGACTGGCTGGAGCAGATCGTGGCCCGCGAGATCGAGGCCAAGCACGACGCCAAGGAACTGGCGTACGGCAAGGGTGCGTTGAAGCAGGCGGAAATCTGGCAGGAACTGCTAGCCGGCTTCAACGCGCTGCGCAACGACAAGGGCATGGCGATCATCGTGATCGGCCATTGCCAGATCAAGCGCTTCGACTCGCCCGAGACCGAGCCGTACGACCGCTACTCGCCCAAACTGCAGGAGCGCTCCAACGCGCTGGTGCGCGAGTGGGCCGACGCGGTGCTGTTCGCCAACTACCGCACTGTCGTGAAGAAGTCCGAGGTGGGCTTCAACAAGGAAGTCGCACGCGGCATCACGACCGGCGAGCGGCTGCTCTACACGACCGAGAAACCGGCCTACATGGCCAAGAACCGCTACGCGTTGCCCGACAGCTTGCCGCTGTCTTGGGGGGCGCTGTCGGACGCGATCGCGGGCCGCGTACAGCCCGCCGAACTCCAAGCCGCCTGACGCGGCCATTCACCACGAAGGAAATCTGAACCATGGCATCCCTGCAAAACGTCCTGCCTGGCGGCTTCAACGCTAACGCCGTCGAACCCCAGGCGCCGCGCGACGGCGAGCCGATCCCCGCCGGCCTGTACACGGTCGAGATCACCAATGCTGATCTGAAGCCGCTGAAGAAGGGCAACGGCACCGGCCTGAACCTGGAGTTCACCGTCATCGACGGACCGCACACCAAGCGCAAGGTGTGGTCAATGCTGTGCATCCAGCATGAGAACCAGCAGACCGAGCAGATCGCCCAGGCGCAACTGTCGGCCATCTGCCGTGCGGTTGGCATCGCGCAACTGAACGACACCGACGAGTTGTTCCAGCGCGTGCTGTGCGTGCGCACCAAGGTCCGGCCGCCGGAGAACGGCTACGACGCCAAGGCCGAGATCACCAGCTACGAGGCGTCCGGCGCTTCGCCTGCTCCGCCGCAACAGCAGCGCCAGGCTGCACCGCAGGCCACGCCGGCCAAAGCCCCGCCCCCCTGGCAACGCAAGGCCGCCTAAGCCATGGCCGCCCTTCCTCAGCGCCAGCACGGCACCGCGCAGGCCATCTATGACCTGCACGCGCGTCGCGTCAACGGCGAGACGCCCCGCGGCTACCTCGGCTGGTCGGAGATCGGCGCCGAGTGCGATCGCGCGCTCTGGTACGGCTGGCGCTGGGTTGGTGGCGGCGGCATCGGTGGCCAGTTGGCCAGGCTGTTCGACACCGGGCACCGCGAGGAAGCCCGGTTGCTCGACGAACTACGCGCGCTGGGCTACGAGGTGCACGACCGCGACGAGCAGGGCCGTCAGTTCGGCGTGCTGTCGCACGGCGGGCACTTTCGCGGCCACTGCGATGCTGTCGTGCGCGGCCTGCCCGAGGCGCCGAAGACGTGGCACCTGGTCGACGTGAAGACGATCAAGTCGAAGAAGTTCGACGAGCTGCTCAAGAAGGGCTTCCGGGCGCTTTATCCGAAGTACTGGGCGCAGGGCCATGGCTATATGGGCCACCTGCAGCTGGAGCGCGCGGCGTTCATCTTCGTGTGCAAGGACGACGAACGCATCCACGTCGAACGTTTCGACTTCGATCGCGCCGAGTTCGAGAAGTATGAGGCGCGTGCGCTGCGCATCATCACGGCCGCCGAGCCGCCAATGCGTTTGAGCGAAGACCCGGCTTGGTTCGGCTGCAAGTTCTGCGACTTCCACGCGGTGTGCCACACCGGCGCCGTGCCTCAGGTGAACTGCAGGACCTGCGCGCGTTCGACTCCGGTGATGCTCGGCGATGCCGGCGCGTGGGCGTGCGAGGCCGGGAAGTGCCACATCCGCAACCCGCGCGAGGCGCATGCCTGCCACGTGTTCATCCCGCCTCTGCTGGCCGCTCTCGGCGAGCCGGTGGATTCGAGCGATGCGGGCGTGACGTATCGCGCGCCCGATGGCGGGGAGTTCGTCAATGGCCCAGCGCCTGGCTTCAGCAGCGTCGAGATCCGCGCAAATCCTTCGATGCTGACCGATCCGACCGTTCAGCACGTGAAAGCCTCTATCCCAACCGCACGGATGGTCGCATGAACCTGGCCGAGTACCGCACACGGCGCGCCGTGGTCGAGCAGATCGTGAAGGAGTTCGAGTTCATCGTGCCTGGCTGTCAGCAGTGCAAGCACTTCGACTTCGGCAAGTGCGCGAAGAACGAAGGTGCGGTGATTCCGAACGAGTTCATTGCCCAGCGCGAGCAGTGCGAGAACTGGGAACACGACAACGTGCCGTTTTGATTTTTCGGGCGACAACCCACGGCCAGCGGCGAATCCTCCCCGCCATCAGCTTTTCCGTGGCGAGCCCTTTTCTACAGGAGAGATGACATGGGACGAGAAGTGAGACGAGTTCCGGCCGACTGGCAGCACCCGAAGGAATGGCGTTTGGACCACCGAGGAAATCGTGTGGAGCGTTACAAGCCGCTTTACCCAGGCGATCGCTATCAAGCGCGCGTGGACGAGTGGGATGAGGAGTGCGCCAAATGGAAGGCCGGCTGGCGCCCAGAACACTGCACCGATCCGGAGTGCCGCTCCATGACTTACGAGCAGTACAGCGGTCAGCGCCCCCACCGCGACGAATACATGCCCGACTGGCCGGCCGAACAACGCACGCACCTGATGATGTACGAGGACACCTCAGAAGGCACGCCGATCAGCCCCGCCTTCGCCACGCCGGAAGAGTTGGCCCGCTGGCTCGCCGACAACGGCGCCAGCGCCTTCGGAAGCAGTACCGCCAGCTATGAGGCATGGCTGCGTGTCGCTCAAGGCGGCTGGGCGCCAAGCGCGATCTACACGCCGGCCACCGGCCTGGTCAGCGGCGTCGAAGGCGCCTAACCCCACCGGAGCCACACCAATGACAAAGCACACGCCGGGGCCGTGGGCCACAGGCAACACCGACCAGTTGCTGTTCGGCCGCAAGCAAGGCAATGGCACGGAGCCCATCGGATTCGTCTACGGCCCCAGCTTTCCAGAGCGCTCCGAAGTCGGCCAACGCGCCCTGGCCGACGCCCGCCTGATCGCCGCCGCGCCGGAACTGCTGGAGGCGCTGCAAGGCATGTGCATCGCGCTGGAGAACATCGGCGGCGAGCACGTCACCGGCCGCGAAGGCAGCGAGGAGCGCCTGGAGGCCGCCTACGCCGCCATCGCCCGCGCCACCGGAGCCAACCCATGACCATCCCCGCCCGCCTGATAGCGCACGCTGAGAAGGAGCCCCGCCAATGACCACACCCACCCTGCGAGATTCGGAGACGGCTTCGTTAAGCAACGAAGCTCTTGCAATCCGCGTCGAACGGATCGCGTACATCCTGGAGAACGGCGGCACGATCGACACCACCCGCGTCCTCCAAGCGCTATACGATTGCCGCCTCGCCCTCACCGCCCCGGAGCAATCCCCCGCGGATGGCGGGCAGGCGATTCCGGCTGCATGGGGTACGCCGCTGGTGATGATCCCCGGAACCGAATGGCGCGCGTTCGATGCCATCACCGGGAAGCCTCTGCACTTCAGCGACCTACTCGCCCGCACGCCTGAGGTCGTCGCACCAGAAGCCACCCCTGCCGCCCCCACATCGGGGGAGCCGGCCACCCAGGCCGACGAGGCGCCGAAGATCGGGCACATGAAGCATGCAGAGCGTGAGGCGCTGGGCGAGGAAGGTGTGGCTGCGCTCGAAAGCATGCTGACGCCACCGTCTGCTTTCGGCCTGTCGGCGGGTGACTTTCCAGCCCCACCCAGCGCCGCCCAGGCCGAGGGGGCGAAGTGGGTGGTTCACCAGATCGCAGGCGACCTGAAAGGGACGACCGTTCACGGCGAGTTCGACACCGAAGAAGAAGCCGATGCAGCCGCTTCGGTCCTTGGCGACTACTGGGCTGGCACAGATCGTCCCGCCCTCACCGCCGCCCCCGAGAAGCTGGCCGGCTTTCACGTCGTGGCAGATGCGTCTGTCCCCGAAGGGCAGGCCATCTTCAAGCAAGACGGCAAGGAAGTTGGGCGCATCGTTGGTCTTGCCGGCCCCGCAACTCATCAGCAGGCGGGGCCCGCGGCAAGCGACTCGTTCGCAAGGCAGGCGAAAGAACTGGTCGAGCAGCACGTCACGTTAGACGTTAAGACGGGCGTTTCGACGTTCAAGACCGGCTGGCTGCAATTGACCTCGGCTGTTGCCAAGGCATTGCGGGAAGTTGCCGCCCCCGAGAAGCTGGAGGGGCACGCCGTCTGGCGCGCAATCACAGCCGTGGAAGACGTGCGCAGGCACTTGCCAGAAGGCCACCCGACCATTGCTCGCTCACTCGGTGAACTGCGCGCGCTTCTGGAGCCCTCGAAGCCTCGGCGCGGCGCCGTATGGGTTGATGGAGCCTTGCAGTGCTGCATCGAGTACGACCGCGAGCCATGTCCGCATGACCCGGCCCGGCGTTGCGCCTCGTGCCCTGGTGGATCGACTGCCGCCCCCGCCCCTCATCAGCAAGCGGCGCAGCCCGAGAAGCTGGCCCCGGCACCGCAGCAAGCGGGGCAGGCTGCGGCATGGATGGAGATGCCTGTTCCTGCCCGTGGCGATGTTGTCGTCTTCGCCATCGACACCGCTCGAATCAATCACCTGATGCTTGACGGCATGATGGACTGCCTAGCTGCCGCAAAGCGCGCTCGGTGGACCAATGTTGTCACGCGCAAGGATGGCGTTGAGCGCACATGGGAGGCCGATTGGCTCAAGCACTTGACGCGCCTTTCGCCAGATGCCGTGCGTGCGCTTGCTACGACTGCTGCCGCCACCCCACCATCCCCGCAGCAAGCCGCACAGGGCGGGGAGCGGGAAACAAGCCTCCCGCGCAGCATCTGGCTCAACGACATGGGCACCGAGCAGAAGCTGTCATTCAAGCCTATCAGTGGCGCTCATGAGCATCACGAGTACACCGCCCGTGCCGCACAGGGCGGGCGGGAGGGGCTGACGGAGGAGCAGATTGCCCAACTGTGGGCCTTTGAATGGGTAGGCGACCGCGTGCAGTTAGTACGCGCCATCGAACGCGCCCACGGGATCGGCATCACCCCCCCCGCAGG